ATTCTCAACAATTTAATTGAACATGCAGAGGGGACTAAAAAGCTAGAGCCTTCTCAGGTTACTGCTGCAATTGCATTATTGAAAAAGGTATTGCCGGATTTACAGTCAGTTGCTTTGACTGATCCGACACACAGCCAGCCTGCCAAGCTGATTATTGAATGGGATAATGACTAGGCTACGCATACCGTATAAGCCTAGGGATGTATTTAAGCCATTTCACGATAGACAAGAGCGATGGGCCTGTATTGTTGCTCATAGGCGCTGCGGCAAGACTGTAGCGTGTATTAATGATCTTGTTAGGCGTTGTTTAGAGAATAAGCGTGAGCGGCCAAGATACGGGTTGATTAGCCCGTTTCTATCGCAGAGCAAGACGAACGCCTGGGATTATTTAAAGGCATATTCTGCGCCGCTATTAGCTTATGGCGCGACATTTAATGAGAGTGAGTTACGCGTAGATTTCCCGAATGGCGGTCGCGTTAGACTGTATGGCGCTGATAACTATCAAGCGCTGAGAGGCGGGTATTTTGATGGCATTGTCATTGACGAGCCTAGCCAGATTAGCCCTGCGGTTTACACAGAGGTTCTTCGACCTGCTCTTAGTGATCGTAATGGTTGGGCTGTATGGATTGGAACGCCATGCGGCAAGAATGAGTTCTGGGAGATTTCAGAAAAGGCTCGGCAATCGTCCGAGTGGTTTCATTTAGATTTAAAGGCGAGTGAGACGGGGTTAATTCCTCAGTCTGAATTAGACGATGCCCTAGAGCAAATGGGCTACGACCGTTATCAGCAGGAATACGAAAATAGTTTCGACGCTGCCATAGTCGGGGCCTACTTTGGGCGCGAGATGGCTGAAGCGCAACGTGATGGCAGGATCGTTGAAAGTCTGCCGCAATTAGACACAGAAATACATACAGCCTGGGATTTCGGTAACGGCGCTAATATGGCTGTCTGGGCCTTTCAACAAGGGAAGGATGGGCCGCGTGTCGTCGATTTCATTTCGATCAGCGGATATTACTTTCTCGATTATCTCAAAGAGATCAAAGACCGCAATTACACAGGCACATGTTACGTTCCGCACGACGCAAAGGTGCCTTCATTCGAGACCGGCAGGACACGCATTGAAACGATGCTGGCAGAAGGAACTAAGCCTGTTCTGGTGGCAGATCATCGTGTCGAGGACAGAATACACGCAGCCAAGCTCACCATCCCAAAATGTCGGTTTGATGGCGGACGATGTGCTTCGGGTTTGGAAGCCCTGAGACAATATAAGCAAGAATGGGATGATAAGGCGCGTGTGTTTAAGAACACGCCAAAACATGATTGGGCGTCTCATCCGGCTGATGCGTTTGGCTATATGGCAATGGCTTGGAAGCAACATATTCAGCCAGCGATTGACAAGGCCGATAAGCCTAAGATGCGCGGCTTAAATGAGATTACGTTAGACGAATACATGAGCGCTGAAATTGGCGGTCACGAAAAGCAAGAGCGGGTTTAATGGCTTCAGACGCAGATAATTACAAAGCTGATGGCCAGCCTCAAAGCGCCGCCTATTATCTTGATTTGATTGAAAGCGCTCAACGTGCGCCAGAAATGCACGAATGGAACGAGCGCTGCAAAAAGATACGCAAGAAATATCGTTACGAAAGCAGCCAGACAAACAAAACGCGCAAATATCAAATCCTTTGGTCAAATATGGAGGTGATGAAGCCGGCGGTTATGGCAAAACCACCATTGCCGGTTGTGCAGCGCCGTTATCGTGACGCTGACGCGGTGGGGCGTGAGGCGTGTGACTTGCTTGAACGTGCTTGCCGGTTCCAGGTCGAAAGCAATGATTTCTATAGCCGTCTCGAGCAAGTTAGGGATGATTTTCTTCTTTACGGTCGTGGGATTGCTCGGCTTTATTATGAGCCTGTCACTGTCACGGTAGAAGATGAAGACGATGTTGACGGCCTAGATACAGCATCAATGATGGGCCTTGATAGCGAGACTGCTGAAGAAAAGCAGGAAGCTAACGAGGCCGGCAATCCAAACGAGGTTTTGGATTTTGAGCATGTAAAACTGCGTTACGTCCAGCGCGAAGATTTTGTATGCCAAGCCGCTAGAACCTGGGACGAAGTGCAATGGGTTGCGTTTCGGGCGTATTTGTCCAAGGACGATCTAACTGAGCGGTTCGGTCAAGAGATTGCTAGCAACATCCCGCTTGATGCAAATCCAGAAGCGCCAAGCTCTGACGCAATGAATACGAATTCATCCACGACGGGCATGAGCAAGGCCACGATCTGGGAATTTTGGGATAAGGAAAAACAAAAGGTCTGCTGGATTGCTAAAGGTTATCCAGAGGTTTTAGAACACGGCGCGCCGTATCTGAAGCTGGACGGGTTTTTCCCATGTCCAAAGCCAGCATTTGCGACGCTGACGACCGATAGTCTCGCGCCGGTTCCTGACTATGTGTATTACCAGGATCAAGCCGAAGAGATTGACACGCTGACGGCTCGCATTGGCGCCCTACAGCAAGCGTTGAAGCTAGTGGGCTTTTATCCTGCGGGGCCTCAAGGTGAAGGAGCGCCAGAGGTTGAGCGCGCTATGTCGCCAGGCTTTGAAAATAAGCTAATTGCTGTCAAGTCTTGGGATGCTTTTACAAAAGGCAATAACGGCGCTCCTGTTGTTTGGTTGCCGGTCGATCAAGTCGCCAATTTGCTCAAGGGTTGTGTTGAATTACGCAAGCAATTGATTGAGGATATTTACCAGATTGTTGGCATTTCTGACATTATGCGCGGTGACGCTAACGCTTCGGAGACGGCCACGGCGCAGTCGATTAAGGCGCAATACGGCTCAATCCGTATTCGTGAAAGGCAGCAAGAGTTAGCGCGTTTTAGCCGCGACGTTGTCCGTCTGATGGCTCAGATTATCTGCGATAATTTCCAGCCTGAGACATTGCTGAAGATGACCAACATGTCTTTGCCAAGCGAGGCAGAGCTACAGCAACAAGCTCTCATGCAGCAACAACAAGCGCTGATGCAGCAAGCGCAACAAGCTCGTATGCAGCAAATGCAAGCGCCTCAACCACAACCGTCGCAGCCAGGTATGATGTGATGATGCCAGGTCAGCAACAACCAAACCAGCCAGTGACTATTGATGCTGTCATGGCGTTGCTACGCGACGGGGCGTTACGTCGATTTAGAATAGATATAGAGGTCGATAGCACGATTGTTGGCGACGAAAGCCAAGAGCGTAAAGACCGCAATGATTTTATTGCCTCCGTCACGCAGTTTATGCAGGGATGGGGGCCAATGGTGCAGGCAAATCCTGCTTTGGCTCCGTTAGCTGGCGATCTATTGTTGTTTGGCGTTCGGGCTTATCGTGTTGGTCGTGAGCTAGAAGAAACAATTGAGGACACAGTCGAAAAGATCGAACAACTGGCAAGCCAGCCTAAGCCGCCAAGCCCTGAGATCATGGCAGCGCAAGCAAAAGCTCAGTCAGAGCAAGTAAAAGCCAAGGCTGAAGTGCAAAAGTCTCAGTTTGATGTGCAAGCGGCACAGGTCGGCGCTCAAGCCAAGATTGCACAGGCTCATCTCGATCATCATACAGCGATGCGCCAAGCTCAGATGGATGAGCAAAGAGCGCAGAATGATTTCATTCGCCAGCAAGCAGAAGCGGCAAACGCGGCTATGATGCCGCCAGGGGCAAACAATGTCTGATTGGATCAAAGGCGCCATTAAACATCCAGGCGCGCTTCACAAAGAATTAAACGTGCCAATGGGTAAGAAAATACCTGACAGCAAAATCGAAAAAGCTGAACACAGCAAAAACCCTAAAGAGCGCAAACGGGCTATGTTAGCTGAGACGCTCAAAAACATGCACAAAGGTTAAGTCATGGCTGGCGGTTTATTCTTACAATCCGAACAAAATCTTAGTGACGGTTACACGGTCACTGGCTCAGTAACGGCGGCAGGCAATCTGTTTTCTGTCGATACGCAAGGCTATAAGCGTATTGCTGTCAACGTCTCCAGCGCTGGAACGACCTGCACGATTACCTATGAGGCAAGTCCTGACAATGTGAACTGGGTCGGTGTTTCTGGTTATGCGCCATCAGCTCCCGCAACGGAAACGGTAGCAACAACCACAACGGCAGTTGCAACTGTATTCCGCACTGATCTGCGTTATTTCCGCGCTAGAGTGTCAACCTATGGCTCTGGCACTGTGACGGCTGCTGCTAACCTTAGACTGTCCTAATGACTGAGCGATCCTGCCGCGTCTGCGGTGGCTGGCATAAGCTAGAAGAAGATTGGCCCTTAGAATGTGCGGGCCATTTTCATTTTAACGACAAGCGTTCCGATTTAGCGACCCCGATGATCATCAAGGATGAAATGGGCGCCATTCAATCGCAACTAACAGGCAAGTTTTACGATAGCAAATCAAGCCTTCGTAAAGAATACAAACAACACGGCGTTGTCGAGATGGGCAACGACAAGCAAGATATTAAAGCTCCAAAACGTCCACAAGTAAGCAAGGACGACATCAGCAAAGCTATTCACAAAATTAAGAATGGCTACAAGCCAGAGGCACAAGGCGTCGCTCTCGCTAAAGAGACAGGCGCTTCCTGGCAATAACGGCTTTTCAACGGCCCAGGTGAACAATGATAGATGAAGAAATTATTGACGCCCCGTCAACGGGCGAAAGCGAAGTCGCGTCCAGCCCAACAGATTTACGTTCAATTATTGAAGCGGCTAGGGATAAACAGCGCGAAATATCGAATGATGTTTCAAATGCTGAACCCGCCAAAGCCGATGAGCCGGAAGAAAAGCAGGGGCGTAAAGACGGCAGAGACGATAAAGGCCGTTTCGCATCAAAGGATAAACCTGCCGAAGCTGTTGAGGTCAAGGACGAGCAAGTTCAAGATCAAGCAAGCGGCGATGAGGTTCAGAAACCCGCATATAAAGCGCCTCCTGGTTGGTCGGTTGCGGCAAAAGCTGCATTTAACGAATTGCCGGAAACAGTTAAGGAAAGCATAGCCAAGCGTGAGCAAGAGGTAGATAAAGGCTTTGCGCGCTATGGTGGATTAAAGCAGTTTGCAGAGGTCGCTGAAGAAAACGGCACAACCTTAGCGGCTGCGGTTCAAGATTACGCTAAAATAGAAAACAGCCTTCGGACAAATTACCTTGATGGCGTAGATTTACTGAACAGTCGATTTGGCATTAATCCTGCTCAGTTTATAATGGCTTATGCGGCACGTTATGGCGTCGATCTTTCGGGAACTAACGTGCAGCAATCACAGGGCTATCAACCCCCTGCGATAAACCCTGACGCCTTGCTCCAACAAGCAGAGCAACGGTTTGAGGAAAAGTTTTTACAGCGTGAAACTCTTAGTGAGATAGAGCGCTTTAGAAACGATCCAGCTAATGCGTATTTCGAGAATGTCCGTGAGGATATGGCGATCCTTCTTCAAAATGGGAAAGCCAGTGATCTGAAGGACGCATATGAAAAGGCTTGTTGGTTCAACCCTGAGACAAGAGCAATCTTACTCAAGTCTCAACCTAATTCGACGCCTAACCCCGCGCAGGCAGTTCAAAAAGCCAAAGCAGCGGCAAAGGCGGTTGGCGGCGCTCCAAGCCCTGGTTTCAACCCCAGCGCTATGAAAAGGCTTGTTGGTTCAACCCTGAGACAAGAACAATCTTACTCAAGTCTCAACCTAATTCGACGCCTAATCCCGCGCAGGCAGTTCAAAAAGCCAAAGCAGCGGCAAAGGCGGTTGGCGGAGCTCCAAGCCCTGGTTTCAATCCCAGTGCGAAAGCAACACCACAAAACATGAGTATTCACGACAACATTAGAGCCGCGATTGCAGCGCAGCGCGGTTAAGAAAGGATAACCAATGGCTAGTCCCTTAGTGGCAAGCGTCGATTGGGGCGATGTGGTTACAACCACGCTTGAAAATCGCTCACGCGTTCTTGCTGACAACATTACAAACAACAATGCTTTGCTTGAGCGTCTTAAACAAAAAGGCAAAAACAAGCCTTTTTCTGGTGGTCGCGAGATCATGCAGGAACTGCGTTACGCGCAGAACCAGACGTTTATGTTCTATTCGGGCTTTGAGTTCCTTAACGTATCGCTGAATGATACGATGACGGCTGCTCGCTTCCCGATTAAACAGGCGTCGATTGCTGTCGTTTTGTCAGGTCTTGAAGAGCTTCAGAACCGTAGCGAAGAAGAGATGATTGACCTCATCGAAGCTCGCGTTGATACGGCTGAAGATACATTCTGGAACCAGATG